ACCCCAGGCAATGGGGTCATCCAGAAATCCGATGTCGCCAATTTCATTAAGCTCTCGGGCGATCTCTTGGAGTTCTTGTCGGCGTTCTTCGACGATGCGTCGCGTCGAGCGTTCCGACAGCCCCTCGAAATTGAAATCACCGGACAAGGCCAGCTTGATCTGCTCATAGGCGGTGGCCGCATCAGCAGCCAGATCAGCAAGCCCCGATGAGATGTCGGCAATGGCCGGAGCCAAATCCAACATCGCACGGGTTAGGTTGGCAGAAACCACCTTGCCCAAGGTGTCTAACTGGTCGCGAGCCTTCTCGGCATTGCGGACCAGGTCTTCTTCCAGAACAATCCCAAGATCGCGGGCATGTCGGCGGGTCGCTTCCAGCGCGTCTGCACCTCCAACCAACATATTCACCATCGCGACACCTTCACTGTCGAACAGTTTGAAGGCGAGACGTAGGCGTTCAGCAGGGTCTCCTGTGCGTTTGAAGGCCTCTGCAACATCGTTCAACAAATCCTCGGAGCGACGGATGTTGCCATGCTGGTCACGGAGCGCGATGCCCATATCGGTCAAGGCCTGTTTGGCTTCACCTGTCCCTTTGGCGGCTTCGGCCACACGCCGGGTAAAACGTTGCAATCCCATATCGAGTGTTTGTTGCTGGACGCCCGCCAACTGAGCGGCAAAGCGCAATTCTTGCAGCGCCTCAATGCCGACGCCGAGCTTGTCCGCTGTTTTGCCGATGGCATCGGCGGCAGAGATAGATCGATCAATCAGTGTCGCGAGACCACCCACGGCAGCAGCGCCAACCAAAGCACCACCCAGTGCCCGCATACCTGTGGTGAGCATTCGGGCGCGCTCCCCAAGGGAAGACAGGCCGCGCGAGGCTTTCCCACCAGCCCGTTCGATCTTTTTAAGGGATCGCTCTCCGCTCTCACCCACATTGACGAGCTCAGCTTTGACCTTATTGCCACCCTCGACAGCCAGTCGAACGGCGTATGTATGTTTGGCTTTGGCCATCAGGTTTCTTCTCGTGAGTTCAAAGCTTCGACCAATCCGGCCTCTGCCGATTGCAGCAATTCAGAGGTGACCGAAAGGTCTGCCCCACGGGCTTTAGCGATTTGAAGCGCCACGCCCAGATCAATGCCGAGCACATGCCCGGACGTGGTTACGCGCATCTGCCCGAGGCAGGCTTGAAGCACGTCCCAGGCTTCATGTTCTTCAACGGTGATCAGGGCGTATCGGCGTTTTGGACAGGCTTGCCCGCAGTCCGTTTCACACCCTTCGCAGTATTGGGGCCCTCCGCCTGGCTGGAAGTGCCAGCGGCAGAGAGCCCGGATCCGTTTTTTGCGGCGGTGAGCAACACCTGCTTCAGGGTGAATTCCTGAAAGAACCGCTCACCAACAGGATAGAGCGACATCAGGGCCGCAACGTTTTCCGGCGTCACATCCGGGTCGTCTTCAATGCCAGACCAGGTCGTGATATGGCGAAGCGCCAATTCTTTGATCAACAGATCCTGGAAAAGACCATCTCGCTCGGCATCAACCGATAGATCCGGCAAGCCCTCGGTGGTTAAACCCGCTTCCAACAATTCCTTGCTCTGAACTTCCAAACCTTCGACCCGCCGACGGGCAGAAGCCTGGGCTGCTGCCATTCCTGCGGTGGTCAGGGGGTTGACGGTGACCGTGACACCATAGGGCAGCTCAATATCGAATGGCTCACTGGGTTGTTTTAAGGAGATCATGCGTAATCACTCCCATCCAGATCGTTTGTAAGGGTGACATCCAGCATGCGTCCTGCGGTCTCATTGTGAGCCCCTTGAAAATTGAAACTCGCCTGCACACCGCCAGGTCCATCGACGGCCAGCTTTGGTTTCGGCAGGTAGACCTCGTGAGCGGCAAACATGACGCTGGCGCTGCCAACCGTGTAGCCGAAGGTCAGGTCCACTGGCGTACCATTTGCAGCCAGATCAATCAGGGTGGTGTCTGAAAACCGCACATCAATGCGACCCGTCAAAGCTGCCACCGTGGGATCGGCCCCATCGATCTTGCCGTCAGAGCGGATGGTTTCGATTTTCTCGAGGTTGTTCGAGTAATTGAGCGACCCACCTGTCAGATTGCCGATCGGACTACCACCTCGGGTGATGGAGCCCTGAAACTGGCTGATCCGTGTAAAAGCGAGAGATGTCGGCGTTCCGCCTTGGGACGTGTCGTTGCGAACCTCTCCCTGCGCGATGACCCCAAGCGTTGCCGCCGCCGCGCCCGATCTCTGAAATTCCAGCGCGATGGATCCCAGCACAACGCCGGTATGTTGGAAAAATGCGGGGACCTGAGGCATGCCGACCTCGGCCGTGTAACTGGGCAACGCGTCATTCCCGGAGGCAAACACATGGTCAAATGTACCATCGCCGTTATCCGTGGTAACCGGATCACCAAACAGGCCGGTGAGCCAGATACCTAGGTATCGGGGATCCATTGGCACCACCACTTCGCCTTCGTCATTGATGACATCCTGCAACGGGGCCAAAGGATCACGTCCTTGTCCCAAAACAGGATCATCAATGAGGCCCTGTTCGGAGCCTAAAGTGCAGCGATTAAAAGGCATGCGGATATAGTCGCCACTGGCCGCTTGCCCATAAGCGGTTTCCCGCTTGAGCAGCAGCGTGGCGCTCGAACCATAGGCTCGGGCCATGGGTATTCTCCTGGTTTATAAAAAATCAGCCGAGAGGTGTGTCGGCTTCAAACTCAATAGCGACAATCAGTGTTCCAGCCTTAATGGCCGGGCCCCCGACCACCGCTTCGGTGTCGATTTCTGGGCGGCCATAGGTCAGGCCGAAGGCCAAGCCGCCGAGAGTTGGATCGGCATCAAGGGCTGCGCCGACCTCCTGCAACAGAGTGTCAAAGGTGGTATCGCGGTATGGCGCATCCCCATTTTCAACGTAAATCTCAATCTCGACGTCCTGTTGGCAATAGATCCCGCCAAAGCCACCCAAAGGCTGTTCGGGTTCGTCTGCCGTTCCATCGCGAAGGATGATTAGTCCAGCAGACGGGATTTTCTCAGGCACAGCTGAATTGCGTTCGACAGTGACATCAGGAATGGCCCTTAGGACCGACTGCAGAGCCATTAAAATCTGCTCGGTTTTACTCGGCACCTTGAATTGTTCCCCAAATGTGGTACATTATGGACATAAGGAGTTGAACCATGCCCAAAACAGAAATGATCCGCGCCCGCGTCGAACCAGACCTCAAACATGAGGCCGAAGAGGTTTTTGCCGCCCTTGGCCTATCAGCCACCGAGGCAATTACATTGTTCTACAAGCAGGTTAGCCTTCATCATGGTCTTCCCTTTGAGGTCAAAATACCCAATGCGGAGACGCTTGACGCAATGCGCCAAGCCAGCAACAAAGATAGCCTTACCAAGTACGGCAGTGTCAAAGACCTGATGGCCGACATTGACAATGCGTGAGCTTCAGGTCACTTCGCAATTCAAGAAGGACCTCAAAAAAGCGAAGAAACGTCGAAAAGACCTCAGCAAACTCGAAAGCATTCTCGACAAACTCATCTCAAACGAAGCGCTCGAACCCAAAAACAGGCCCCATCGTCTTGCTGGCGATTGGAAGCCATGCTGGGAATGTCACATTGAGCCAGATTGGCTATTGATCTGGGACGAAGACGAAACCTCGGTCACCTTGATCCGCACCGGCACACATTCCGACCTGTTTGATTAATTTGGCCCTTTCATATGGCGATCAATGAGGTGCGGTGTTCGGCGAGACCAGGTTTCCGCTGCGCGGCGCACATCCAGTCGCTTGGGCATTTTCACCTGTGGCACCATCACAAACATCACCACCGTGGTGATCCCTGATTTGATGCGACCTGTTTTGGTAAACGAACCACCTTTAGCACGACGACCAACGCGACCGGTCTTGCCGCTCACACGAACGCCATCGACGACCAACAAGGAAGGCTGTCCACGCCGATACACAAATCTCAGTGGCCCAAACCGATGCTCTGGAAAACTGGATGGTGTTATCCGTTTTCCCCCAACACCTCGTTTCGGAGCCGCAGCCGTTGGAATGGCCAACCAAAAGCCAGACTTGCTTTTGATGACCGTTCCCCGATCAAAGGTTCGGACAATCTGCGGTGCTTTTGACCAGACAAGGCTCGCTGCATCGTAGCCCTTATTGGGATATGCCCGGCTGCGCCATGAGCGAGCCAACCGTGTTCCCAGTCCAGCAGAAATTACCTGACGCCGAAGGCTGCCCTTAAGCCCGTCACCGGCATCTTTGATCCCACCAGTAACCGCTTTCTCAATTTGGCGTAGTTCTGCTTTGAAATCGGCTTTCATGGAACCGGCAATGGAGGCCGCGAGCTTCATGCAGGTCTCACATCCAATGTCCAAATCAATCGATCAGGATCTTTGCGTTCAGGTTCCCCCTGCACGACATAGCTTCTTTCATTGAAAGTCACTTGATCGCCAGATCTTGGCTCAGGCACTTCAGAAACCCTGACATCAAACAGAGTAGTCTCTGAATGAACCCGGGTTTCACCAAAACCAATAATTTCATCTGGCCGTCGAGCGATGAGACGTACAGGCACGGCATCCTCACCGGACGGAATGTAGAGACCGTCAGATGCGATATTCGAATCGGCAAAAAGCACATCCATGGCCGTGCCCACAGCAGTCATCAGAAACTGCCGTTCAGGCGAACGCGCCCAATTGTCTCGCTGGCCGTGCCCCCAACGGCTTCAACGGCCACACCAATAAGGGTGTTGCCTGTCGCCGTTTTGGTCACGACCTTGTTGGTGTCATCCCAATAAACCTTGTCACCAGCACTCCAGGCTTGAGACGCAGCTTTGGACAAATCAAAGACGCCAACAAGGCTTGCCTCAACCTCATCGCCAGCAACCGCACTAATGTTGGAGATACCGAAAATACCGCCAAGCAGGAAGCCCCCGCCGGAAGCGACATCGTAGGGAACCGCAAGCGTGATGGTGTTGCCGGGTTGAATGTAATTTTTCATGGAAGGTTTCCTTTTCCAAAAGACGAAGGGCGACCTATTGGCCGCCCATCTCGTCAGAAATGATTATAATAAGCCCGTATTACGCGCCGGGGTTCTTGAACAGCCCGCGCCAATCAATGGCCTTGGCCCCGAAATCCAGTCGGCACTTGATTTCAACGCCGTCCACGTCAAAGCCGTTTCGGGTTTCGATATAGGCTCCTTGCTGGCCTTCCAGATAGGCGTATTCGATGGTGTCGATCTGATTCGGGTTGGCTGCCAGATACCAGGCCTTTTCACTTACAGCATCCAAGCGAGGTTCGGAGATTGGCGACAAGGTGCGAATCGACTGCGGCACCACATTGGCCGTATCGGCTGGCACAATGTTCTGAGCCACCATCTGCTCGGCCTTCAGCTCCAAAGAAGCTGGAACGATCAAGAACGACGGACGGATGTTCAAAACCGTTTTCTTGTCCATCCCGGTTTGTTTGGCCATGGCCGCGCGGGCAGCACCAACTGCATCAACAGAGAGCGCTGCTCCGGTTCCGGCCAGATTCTTGTGATCACCATGGAACAAAGCCTTGTTGTCGGCCATCGCTGGGTTTGCGGTGACGATGTCCCAGACCACGTCGCTTTCAAGCTGGGCGATGGAGTTGCCGTACATGGCGGGGATCCGGGTAAAGGCGTCCAGATCGTCGTTGATCAGAACCTGACGGGTGATCGCGACCACCCGGCCATAGGTTTCGATACGATAGCTTTCCTTGGACTCCCCAAGCGTGCCCCGTTTGAATTCGCCACTTTCGTTGACCTTTAAAAGCTGCGGCGCTTCGCCCAACTGCACCCGGTGCATGGCCTTGAAATCCGTAGCCAGAACCTGACGGCAAAAAAGCGTGAAGGTTCGTGGATAGACATCGTATGCTTGGCGAAGCGTCTTGTTAGTGACGGCGGCCAATATTTCCGGGAAATCCGATGTGGAATGAAGAGCACGGGTCGCGACCTCGTCTCGAGACATCCCTCGAGTATTTTCGCCCACATTGGCAAGGCTCTCGCGCGCCAGTTCCATCAGGGTCATGCCACGATATTCACGGGCCGCATCTTCCAACGGGAACAGTGTCGGGCTGTAGCGATGAAGCAGTGCGTTGCTCACGGCCTGGCGACGGGTCACGCGCTCATCCTGTCCGCCAAGGGGAACGGTAACCTGCGAGAAGGTGCGGGTTTCTTCTGATTTGGTGGCAACCTGATCCAGGATGATCTTGCGTGCCTCATCAAGGGAAACACCGCGTTTGACCAGGTCGTCGGCGACACCGCGTTCCAGATCAAGTTTGCCTGCCAGATCAAAAATGGTCGAGATACGTTCCCGCTCAAGATCACGGGCCTTTGTCACCAATGCGTCAGCATCGGGCTTCTGGACCTCAGGCGTCTTGTTTCGTTGCTCAAGGGCACGCTTTTCCTGCGGCTCCTGAACCTTGGGAGCATCCTCCGTGCTCACAGCATCTTCGGTCATCTCAGTTTCCTCGGTGATGGGAGTATCGTCGTCATGCATGGTGGAATTCCTTTTGCTGCAATCTTCAGCGTCGCCACGTTGCACGACGCACTCATGTGTTTGGGTGGTGTGGTTGGATCGAAAACCTGCGGCAGGGTCTGCCCCAACAGGCACGGCAGAAATTTCAAAGGGGGTCCAATCGACAGCCCGCCAAAGTTCCCTGCCTGCTTCCGACTTGCTCACCTCGTAGCGGTGAACCTGATAGCCAATGGAAACCGCCCGGATGTGACCGGCGACGATGTCGCGCCAAATCGGCTCGACCTCGTCTCGCTCAGAGAACCGGATCGTCGCGATACCCTGACCGTTCTCAAGGCGCGCGCTGTCTGGAAGAACAGAACCGATGACGGCATTAAGCTCACCGGTTTCATGCACCTTCAGAAACGGAGCCCCTCCGTTCAGCCGTTCAAGACGAACGTGGTCTGGTTCAAGGCTCAGGTCCTCATCGTAAGGGTCGCCCAGAAAAGGCTGGCGTCGAACCCGAGCTCCCGTTGACCAGACCACGTCAATGGTTCGGGCCTCCTTATCCGCTGAATTCGGCGCAAGCTCCGCCGCCCGGCGCATGGCCGGGAGTTCAATGGTTTTATCCATCTGATCCTCGTTTTCAGTCTGTGGTGTCGGTGGCGGCAAAAGCGTCCGTTGTTTGCGCGCTCCCGGTTTTGGTGACCCGCCTTGGATCGGAATCCAAAACGATCCCGGCTGCATCCAGTTTGGTGTTCATGCTGGCGATCTCGGCCAGCACGGCATCTGGGTTGCGGC